TTTTTAAAGGGGACTTTGAGGGAGCAAAGGCTGAGGCTGATAAATTTACAGGAGCCCTGCCTGCTGCCTTTGCAAAAATTAAGGCATCTTATGCTAAGCTGGGATCTGACATCTCAAAAGGAGCAGCAGCTGAGGCTCAAAAGTTCAGAGACTCAGAGGCAAAAAAAGAGGCAGCCTATGCATCAGCCCAGAGAGTGATAGAGGCAAAGAGAGCAGCAGCTGCCAAAACTGGGGGAGCAGGAGGAGCTGTGGATCAGGCAGCAGCAGCACAGCAAAAGGCGGCAGATGCTGAGGCTAAAAAAGCATCAGCTCTGAGGACTAAAAACGACAAAGAAAAGGAAGCTGCAAATAAAAAAGCCCTAAAAGATCAGGAGGATGCTGCAAAAAAAGCCCTGGACATTTTAAAAAATGAGGCAGATCAAAAAACTAACATAGCTAAAAATGAGCTGGCTGATTATATTGCTATGAATGCCGCAAAATTAAATGATGATAAGAGGCTCTCTGCTGATAAAATAGAGCTGCAAAAAAAATATCTGGAGGATCTCCTGGCTCTCCAGCTCTCTGCAAATACAGCAGAGATGGAAAAGGCTTTAGTGGGCAAAACTGAGGAGGAGAAAATAGAAATAAAAAAAGAATTTGCAATAAAAGCCACTGAGCTCTCCACAGCCTCAGCCATCAAAGAGGCAGAGATCGATAAAAAATATAATGATCAGATAGCAGAGGACAAAAAACTGGCTGACTCTATAGCTTTTCAGTCCAAACTTGTGCAGCTGGAGGAGCAGGGAGCCTCTGAGTATGAGATCAGGACAGCACAGCTGGAGGAGCAGAAAGCTGTAGATCTGGAAAAATTGGATGAGGACAGAGCAAATGCCCTGATCTCCCAGGAAAATTATGAGGCACAAAAGGCACTGATAGAGCAGACAGCAGCAGCTGAGTCAAAGCAGATCACAAAGGATGTGGATGATTTTAAAATACAAAGTAGATCCCAGGTGCTGGGAGGTCTGGCTGATCTCTTTGGCAAAGAGTCTGCCCTGGGCAAAGTCTTTGCTGCTGCTGAGATCGTAAATAATACAGTCCAGCAGAGCACAAAAGCATTTGCACAGGCTGCTGTCTTTGCATCAAATCCACTGACAGCAGCACTGGCTCCAAATGCTTACATCCAGGGAGGCATCATCATAGCCTCTGGAGCAGCACAGCTGGCAAAATTAGTGGCTCCTAAAAAAGGCTTTTCTGGTGGTGGCTACACAGGAGCTGGAGGAGTTAATGAGGAGGCAGGCATAGTGCACAGAGGAGAGGTGGTCTGGAGCCAGAGAGATGTGGCAGCAGTGGGGGGAGCCAGAGTGGCAGATGCCATGAGACCATCTTTCACAGGATACGCAATGGGAGGCATAGTGGGATCATTCATGCCTGGAGTGCAGAGATCTGTCTCTGCTAAAAATAGTCCTTTGATGATAGATAAAAATGCTTTATCTTTGATCGCTGATGCAATCTATGCGGGCTCCCAGGAGGGCATAGGTGACATGGCTGATAATAGATCCATCAGGCAGGCAGCTAATTTTTAGAGAAAAATGAGTTTAAACGATAACATAAAAAGACTAAAGGAGGGACTGGATGCTGAGCAGGATCCAGATCTCATCCTGTCCACAAAAGCTATCATCCAGGGCATGACTTTCTATCATCTGGGCATAGGCACTGAGCTGGCTCAAAAAAGATGGGATGATCACTGCAAAGGCTGTGAGTTTAATGCGCCAGATCCTGTCAGCTCTGTGGCTGTCCAGGACAAAAAGATCCCAGAGATGAGCAGCAGGATGTGCAGCCACTGTGGAGGTTGTGTGCTGAGTTATAAGACCAGACAGTCTGTCAAAAAATGTGAATTTTGGAATGAGTAAAATAAAGGAAACAATAGAGGGAAATGTGGAGCTGCTTTATGTCCTGGACAGAGCTGGCATCAAATCAATAGCAAAGGCTCTGGATTATCTGTCCATCTACAAAGTTTATGAGTCCTACTCCTGGCTCAAAGAAAAGACAGAGAGAAAAGAGATAGCAGCACATCACTGCAAAGTCAGCATCAGGACAGTGGACACAGCTCTGGCTCTGCTCCAGCAGGAGGCAAAGCCAAAAACAAAAATGCAGGAAAAACTGCATAAATAATCATAAAGACTTAAAGACCAGTTATTTAAACAGGTCTTTTTTTATGTAGACTATCTTGCATAAAATAATATTAAATTTTTAAATCTTTGTTAAGATAGAAATATCATAAAAAATGAAAGAAATAAATATTTATGGAGACCTGGTGGCTCACAAATTTTGGGAGGATGGATCAGAGTACGATCTGAGCTCTCTCAATAGAGACCTGGCTGCCTTATCTGTGGCTGAGGGAGATGTGGTCTTTGTCAATCTCAATACAATGGGAGGCTGCACAGTCACTGCTTTTGGGATGTATAATAAGATCAGGAGATTTGCTGCTGACAATAAAGTCAAAATAAAAACCAGGATAGATGGCTACTGTGCCTCATCTGGGGTGGCTTTATTACTGGCAGGAGATGAGAGAGTGGGCAATGCCTATGCTGAGCCTTTTGTGCACAATGCCTGGAGCATGGTGTGGGATGGAGTGGATAAAAAATCGGCTAAAAAACTATTTGAGGATCTGAGCAAAACAGATAATCAAATTGCAGCACTCTATGCTGACAGGACATCCATCACAGTAGAGCAGGCTCTGGAGCTCATGGCTGCTGACACATGGATCACTCCTGAGCAGTGCATGGAGTATGGCTTTTATACTGAGCTGGAGAATGTGGCTACTGTGCCAGAAAATAAAGAGGTCTTTAACTCTTTGAGAAAATTAAGAAATAATATTAATAATAAAAACGACATGGCAAAAGACACTAAAGAGGCTAAAAGCCTATTTGCTGAGATCAGAAATTTAGCATCTAAATATCTGAATCCAGCCCAGAATAAAATAGTTCTATCAGCTGCTGCTGAGGAGCTGGACTTTTATGATCTGGATGCAGAGGCTACTCCTGCTGTAGGAGATAAGGCTACTTATGATGGAGCTCCTGCTGGAGATCATAATGAGGGAGTCTATTTGATGAGCTCAGGAGAGACTTATAAATTTACAGGAGAGGAGCTGACAGAGATCACTCCAAAAGCTGATGAGGCAGCAGATGCTACTGAGGCAGAGAATGCTCTGGCAGTGGAAAATGAGGCTTTAAAGGCAGAAAATGCTACTTTGCTAAATTCCATTAACACTCTCAAAGCAGATGTAAAAACTTTGCAGGACAAAGACAAAGCTGCTGCTGTGATCATGGCTAAATTATCTGCTTTGTCAGATGAGGATGAGGATGATGAGCTGGGAGCTGATGCTGGGAGATCAAAGAGAGACTCTAAAGCTAACAACAAAGGAGCCTCTGAGGCTTTGGCTACCAGAAATCTCTGGGCAAATGTGAAATAAATCTAACAATTAAATAAATTCAAAGAACATGGCTTATACAGACAATTTTGTGGCTGATTTTCTCCCTTTAGTGGAGGATCTGGCTGGGGCTGAAAACGCTAATTTTAGTAAGGCAATTTTTACAAAAACTTTCCTTACATCAGACATCACTAAAAGTCACACAGTAGTGACAGGAGCGAGACAGGGATCACTGACTCCCATCATCACACAACAGCCAAATTATAACGCTTTCCCTTTTATCAGTGCAGAGAGCTGTGATATGACTGAATGCGACATTAACGCCACTTACTCTGGTATCAAATGGAATTTAGGGCTTATCTCATGTAGAGTGCCTATCTGTCTGAGACAGTTTAACGATCAATTTTTGATCTTTTTTAATCAGTACAAAATGCTTAATCCAGCAAAAGTGGATGCTGTCTATTTAAAATCTGCTTTGATGCAGTATGTCACAAATCTGATCTCTATCAGTTTGGAGGCAGCAAAATGGAGAGTAGGATATTTTGCAGAGGATGGCAATACATCCCCTTTATTAAATGGTTTTGATGGCTGGTTTGCTCAGGCATCTGCTGTGCCAGGTTTAGTGATCCCGATCGCTAAAAATGATGCTGCTAATTTTGCAGCTCAGACCATGACAGGGCAGGAGATTTATGATCTTTTGATCCAGATGGAGGATTTATATCTGACTCAGGAGTGGGCAGGGACTGAGCCTGTAGAGTTTAGATTGACCAAAAAAATGGCTATGACTCTGGCATCTTTCATGAACAGACTAAAAGACAGCTCATGCTGTGATGGTGTGGAGAGAATTAATCCAGATAATGTGGCTTTAAAAACTTTCTTTTTTGACAAAATGACTTTTCATGGGATCCCCATCATGCCTATGCCAGAATGGGATGCAGTGATTAATAATGTCACTGTCCTAAATGGAGGGGGAGGAGCTGCCAAAAGAGTGGATCCTAACAGAGCTTTGCTTATTGCAAAAACCAATCTTTTGATAGGTACAGAGGAGCAGGACATGCTCTCCATGTTGGATGTCTTTTATGACAAAAAAGATAAAAAGGTCTATATTGATGCGGAGGCATACTTAGGTGCAGCCATCCCGCAAAGAGAGTACATCCTGGCTATCTAGAAATAAAAATTGAGCTCTCCAGAGCAAATGTCCTGGAGAGCACTTTTTAAAAATTAATTTAAAAAACTTAAAAATATTATGGCTGCATCCAGATCAGCAGTCACTTTAGCAGCTGCATCAGCCTGCATCCCAGCAGCATCCAAATAAGCATCCATGTCTGCTTTAGATGTGATGGACTTATATTCAGCCTCTGGATAGCCCAGAGATGCCGCATAGGCTTTTTTGTCTGCTAACTTTGCAGGATATGCTGACTCAGCATCTTTGGCTCCCACCACTTTGTCTGCTTTTTTTCTGTAATCTACAGGCAGCACATTAAATTCTGCCTTTCTTTTTGCAAAGACCTCAGCCTCAGCCTCAGCAGTTTTTAGGTATGCCTGGGCAAAAGCCTCAGTCATTACATCCCCATACTGTCTCACTATGATTTGCCTGCCTCTTTTCTCCAATAGATAAGAGAAAATTTTGCTTTTTTGCTTTACCTCAAAAGTTTTTGTGTTTGACATTTTTTCAGTTTTTAAAATTAAAATTTCTGGATCCGCTCCATAGGCAAAAGACTCAAACTGACTCCAGTGCCTGTGACCATTTGCTGATCCACAGGTAGGACATTCTGGCTCAAAGCCAAAAGCATCCCTAAAAAGATTTTGATAAATAGGATAAAGGCTGCCAGAATTTCTGACAGCTACTTTACCTTTATTTATGATGTCCAGGGCAGTCATTTAGACTATCTGGCTAAATTGCTCATTAAAATCTGCATTCTCAGATCCAGGAACTGCTGGCTTATAGATTAGAGGCAGCATAGACTCCTGCTCTGCATCTTTAGACTGCAAAGGGATTGTAGCTCCTCCTCCTCCCCCGACCAGGTCAAAGGTGTAATCTCCAGTAGTTAAGCCATTCTCATAGCCATAGATCTCCACTGTGCCATCTGCTAACTGAGCAGCCACCACATATCTCCCTCTGTCCAGTTTGTCCATGATACATTTGATCTCTTTAGTCACTCCAGCTATTAAGATCTGGACTGTATGTAGATATTGAATAAAGCCCAGATCAGATGTGGACTTTGCATAGGAGCCTCTGATGGTATTGCCATTTTCTGGCAGCTTTAGCATCACTCCTTTTTTCCCAGCCTTTAAGACCATAGAGACAGA